TTACCAGTTTATAACTGTCGATTAAATAATTTAAGTGCAGCTATTGCAAGACCACAATTACAGATGATTGAAAATACCATTATCCAAACAAATAAAAATTATATGTTGTTTAAAGAAAAAATGAAAGAATTTAAGGAAATAACTTTTCCATTATCTGATCAATATTTAATTGACCCAACAAGATTAGAAAATTTAATTCCAGAGGGTGTTCTTGCTGGTTATACAGCCATGAATAGACCTGTGCGTGATTCTATTCAAATGCAAATTGACTTAGATGAAGCATGTAAAAAAAGCCTTTTACATCTTTGTAATGGTCAAAATATTCCAATATCTTGGTTAGGTGGTACTAATAATACAAATGCAAGATTATTTTGGAATTGGCGATTTTTACCTTATACAATAAGAAATGAAGATATTTGTAAATATACAAAATCTATTTTAGACAATGTATTTGACTTAAGATTACCCTTGCATTTTACAGAAAAAGAAACATCGGCAGTAGCAGAAGGCTTTGCAGCATTTATGCGAAGATTAACTGGTAAGGGGGTTGCCTTGAAATGAGTAAATTTAACAAAAACAGATTTAAAATTAAGTTAGACAAACTTAAAGAATTACGTTTGCAAAAAATGGAAAAGCAGTTGCTTGACGATACTTTAAAAGGCTATGACCACTATGTTTTTATAAACGAAAGAGGTAAAGCCCAACTTGTATCAAATGAGGGTCGTTGGGTTGTTGAACATATAAAAACAGCAATAATAAAACATAATTATCAAGTCGATAAAGTTAACAAAATGCAAATGAAAGACTTTACAGAAGAAGAAAAACAAGCCTATATAGAAAGATACGAAAGCAAATTATGAATACAAGAGAAAAAATTACTGCTGCAAAAAAACGTATTAACGAATTAGAAACTCTTATAAGATACTGGTCTATGAAAAAAACTATTGAAAAACAAAGACTTTATCAAATTACTTAAAAAATCTTTTTTTAAATCTTTTTATTAAGTTAGGTTTTTTTCTAACACTTTTGACTACATTTTCTGCTTCCAGTTCTACCAACCTACCAAGAATAGAAGCAAGAAAAACATCTTGATGCATTTGGTGTCTTACTAAATGTGTACAGTATCTTTTTATATTGTCATAGTCTTTACTTTGCATAATTTCTCTACAACGCATCTCGACAGATAATTGCAACTCTGCTGGTGCTTCCTCTATCTCTATGTTGAGAAATTTTTTTATATTCATTTACTTGGAAATAATTGTTTTTCAAGAATGTCAACAGCCCTGTCATCAAGAGTGTTAGTTGTTTGTTTGCAAATAGCTCTTAATAAATCAACAACAAGTCGTTTTACAGTAGTTGTTGTTAGAAATGTCATTAAGATTGGTTTTAAAATTTTAATCATAATTTATTGTGTTACTTTCCAAACATAACAGTATTTGCTAAATTTGGCACATACTACCCTTAAGCGGTGGTCATCTCTTCTTTAATTGGTAGTATTTTATGACAGAAGAACAAGAAGAAAAAGAAGGTACGGATTGGGGTGAACTGTTTGGCCATGCTGTCCGATTTATGATTCTTTGTTGGTCGCTTGCAATGATGACTCTTGGATACATGGATAAAATTCGTAATGACGGAGCGTTTTTAGCCGGCTTAACCAGTGGGGTCTTAGGTTCTTATGGTATAAGTGTAAACAAAAAGAAACCTACTAATACTGCTAAGATAGTGGATAACAAAGATAACAACGTAGGAATCAAATGAAAAAATTTTTATCTTTTATATTATTTCTATCTGCACCAGCTTATGCAGACATGAATCACAGCATAAGTTCGTCTGTAAAATTTGAATCCTTATCTGCTGCAAGTACCGCTGATAAAATCGGCTCAAGCTACAGCATAAGCGGTAATAATATAACAACAGTTGATTCTAACTCAGCAGCAACATTAGGTGGATTTGGTTCTGTAACCAATGGTGTTCCAGCAGTTACTTTTCCTTCTGCAACCCAAGCAACAAGTGGCGAAGCGTTTAGTTTTGCACAATCTTATGTAGAAGGAGATGCAACACCCGGCAGTGCTGTTACAGTTGGTACTGTACCAAACTTTAGTGACCTAACATCTACAAGTGCTGGTAGTGTCGGTACAGCAGCAGTAGCAATAGATAACCATACAATGACGCTAACACCCGGCACAGGTACAGGTATAGTTATGACAGGTCAGTTTGTTGTTGATCTTACTATCGAATGAGGAGGTTACTTCTTCTTGGCTTTGTTATATCTGCTCCTTGTTATGCTGTTCCAGTTATTCCAAATTTTTCTCAGGGGTCAAGCACCAGCCGAACAGAAACTACCACAAATATTACAGAATTTATTCGAACAACAGAATACAATTCTGGGTTTCTTTACTCAGTTACAGGGTCAGGTATACAACATGATGGTTCTTCTATTACACCAGCAGCCACTTCTGTTAGTGAAACAATAAACGGAACTACACATACATGGCAGGGATTAAATTTAGATCAAAGACCCAACTGGACTCAAACAAACCAAGGAGATGCTTTTCAATTTACAGAAGTTTATCAAGCGCCCGGAATGGAATCAGTAACAGATATAACAAGAACAATTCAAAGCACAAGCGTAACAGATACAACTACAATATTCTCGCAGTAGTATCATTATTATTTGGGAGTCCAGTTTTTGCTAATACCTCAAATACTGCGGCTCCCTCTGCATCAGCAAGCGGTTCTGTTTCTAATTTTGCAACGCAAGTTTTAGGTGGACCAATGGTCGAAAATACTTACGGAAACAATATAAAATGTTCTGGTCCACAGATGACAGTAAGTCCTTTTGTAACTACATCATTTAATCAAAAAAGACCACAAGATTACATTTATCATACCCCTGTCTATGACCCTACAGATGCCAATGATGACGGTGTACCAGATAACCCCGGCAATGTTTTGTATTACCAAGAAAATTATAGTGGCAACAAAGATTCTTTAGGTTTGAACTTCGGATTTGCACTTACATTTAATATCCCATTAGATAACAGATTTCAAGATTCTTGTTTAGAGGCAGCAAATACACAAATAAATTTACAGAAGCAAGAATTAAACGCCAAGATGCTTAACTATGAAATAGCCAGACTAAAAAATTGTGGAGAGTTAAAATTAGCTGGAATATATTTCGATCCTAAAAGTAGGTTTGCAAAATTATGCGAAGGGGTCATGGTTTCACCGCCACCAAATCAAGTTATTCCGCATACACATAAATTAAAATAAATTAATCTTTTTTCTTTGTAATCTTCTTAATTAAATTTTTTACTAAGGGTTTGACAATATTAAGCAGTAATGGAGTAGTGGCAGCAACAGTAGCAATAGCAGCAGTACTAATAAGCTGTGGAGGATTAGGTATGTATTGCTCAATGAACTTAACGTCTTCATACAGAGTTATACATTCACTTCCATCTTCGCTTTTTTTGTGGCCTATAACACGTTCAAGTTTAAATTCGTTACGATAGTCCCCTACCCTTTGATCTTTTGAGCTAGGGCAAGCAATAAATAACTTTTGGTCTTTGTTTTTTTTCGGTTCGTATTTTGGTGGTTCTACTGTAGGCTGTACAAACTCTTGCTCTTGATTTTGTGGTGTTTCTGATTCTGTATATACAAATTCGTTAGGGTTATATTGCAAAGGTTCAAAGCTAGGAATACTGAAGTTGCCACATTCTGTATATGTTCCAAATTGATCTTTATTACTATCAATAAGACTTGTCTGGTTATTTCTATGTACTCTTACACAAGCTGGTATATCAACTATAGGTTTACTTATTATTGGTATTTGTGTATTCCAAACTGGTATTTTATTAATTTCTATTTTATTTATACGAGGTATTTCACTCACTTTTTAGGTAAAGGTAAAGATGGACCAGTTACTTTTGGTAAGCCTTGGTCTAGTACTTTTGGCATCATTGCAGAAACATTATCAAGGATTTCGTTCATAACACGAGCCTTAAAATTTTCAGAAGTTACATACTTGTAACCAAAGTATGCCCCACCACTCATTGAGGCTACCATTACAAATGAGATAATACTCAAAACATTAGAAATTTTTTGAAACATGAAAGAAGCCTTTGCAAAAGCATTAGTACCTGTGACTATTATAACTTTCTGCAGTATTTGTGCATTAGCACCACTCTATGTAGGGTTGTCTGTTTTATCTACCAAGGTACACCAGAAGTCGTAACAGGAGTTTTTTGTTTTGCTATTTGTGATGCAATAGAGTTTTCAATTTTTGTAACTTCATCAGAACCTAATGCAGCTTTTGCCCAAGCAATAGCATTATCTTTGGTAATGTCTTTGTATGCAGTAAAAGATGAAGCATCAGGTTCAGATAATCCTACAGAACCATAACTAGATGCAGAATAGTCTCCATCTGTATCACTAGCAGTCCAGTGAATAGTTGTAACCACATCAGATAATGAATCTACAGTATTTGTAGAATCTAATTGTCCTACATCCCAAGTAACAGCCATAATAATAAATGTTTAATGTAATTTTACTTCGATTCTACAGGCTCAACAACATCACTTAGTTTTTCTAACTGTTTTAATGCTCCTTGATCTTCCATTACTGGTTGCATCAGTTTTTGTAATTCTGCCTGTTTTTCTTGTATTTCTTTTTGAAGCATTTGTGCTTTTGCAATATTTAAATCAAGACGAGTTTTTGTTTCGTCATAAATTTCTTGTGGTGTTGCCATAAAATTAATTTAAGTAATCTTATTATATTAACAAGCCATTAAAACACAAGGGTAAGCCTTACTACCATCAGCATAAGTAGCTGTTGGATTAGTAGAAGTAATTTTGGCAATGGTAGAACTTCTTACAATATCATCTGCCTGTGGTTTTGCTGTTCCATCACCAGCAGAAATCATTAAATCACCTCTGGCAACAGTAGTTGACCCTGCAACTCTTATAACCATATCCCCTGTCATTGCAATATAGTAATCATTAACATAATAATCATCATTAGTATCATCCCAGCTCCAAAAGATACCAGCAACATCTTTATCTCCTTCAGAATCAGAAATTTTTGTCATGTTTAACTGTTGATTCTCTTCAGTATGTGCAGCTTTTTTGACATCACCTACAGCTTTACCTTCTGGAATCTGATCGTCTGTTTTATCTTGTTCTGTATAAAGCTGATCTGGATAAGACCAAACACATAAATCATCAAGGTTGCTCATCACAGTTCCTTGATAAATAGTAGGTCTTGCTGATTTATCAGTAGTAGATATTCCTTTAATTTGTGACCATCTTGTAAGAACTCCACCGTTATAACTAACAGAACCACCTGATACTGATATATTTCCCTCTTGTGAACCTTGTGCCATAAATCTTATTAATTGAGTATCACTACCAGTAATTCCTACAACTAAAGGTATATCAGAGTCCCTACAAACTGACAAAAATCCTAAACTATCCATTATTGTAACTCCAACAGAATTATTATTTGCAGGGTCATTTATATCTTGATCTCCAAAATATATCGAACCACCAACCGACATTCTTATTCTTCTATCTGCTGCTACTGTATGATCGCTATTATTGTGTGTGAAAAATTCCATACCGATTTGATCTCGGTCTGTTGATTCATTCCTAGCAGCAATGGCAGCCGCACCAGTACCACCAGCGGAGAATGATATTGCTCCTCCACGCTCCCCACTATTTCCATGATTACCTCCAACATGAATACCACTTTGAGCCTGACCGCCAGCAGCACTCGGCACATAATGACCAGCATTTGAAGTACCATTTACTGTAAGTTGGCCGTTGTTATTAGTTGTATTTATAGAAATTTTCCCAGTTGAATGTATACGCATACGTTCTGCATTATTAGTTCCAAATATTAAAGGTCTACCAAAAGAAGGTGAGCTTTGAATAACTGCATCATTAGCACTCCCAACACCAGTTCCATCTACCCCAATAACCAATTCATCACCTAAACCACTACGAGAAAACTGTATTCTGCGACCATTATTTCCATCACCAATTCTCATAGATCCATTTACATCAAGTGAATAGTTAGAGTCTGGAGATGATGTAGCTATACCTACGGTTCCAGCCGAAGATATACGCATACGTTCTTGAAAACTATTACTTGTATTTGTCGAAAATTTAATTACTGCTGGGTCAGAATTTCTTGCTCCTCCAGCAAGTTCAATCTCACCACCTCTTTCACTTCCTCCACCCCTAATTCTTATACCAGCTTCGTTGTCTCCTCTAACACCAGCAAAAGTATTTCCTCCCGTATTACCTGTACTTAAATGAAATAAATCCTCTTCATTTGAACCAACCACTGTGAGGTTTATTGAAGGCGTAGTGGTTCCGATTCCGACATTTCCAGAATCATCAATGGTCATTCTAGTATTATTATTTGTAGTAAAACCAATATGGTCATTTGATGGAAATGAAATAAAAGTATCTTGATCGCTTAAATGCTTAAGCTTTTCGCCCATTCTAAAATCTGCTGTGCAATGTACAGAACCAGTTACCTCTACACCTGTAGAATTTACTGCGGCTCTTACAGAACCACCCGTTGCAATATCTAAACTATTCGCACCCGAACTAAAAATACCAGTATCTAAATCATCTCTAAAAGCTAGTGCAGGGGTACTCGCACTGCCATCTTCAAGAGTTAACGTACCATCAAGTTGTAAAAGTTCTACCCACCCGTCATTAGCTGAGTTTCTTATTTTTAATATTCCATTCGTAGTATCAGCCCACCACATATAGGCTGCAGTGGTAGATGGAGCCGAAGAACTACTGTTATTTGTTAATATAGCTTGCAATACATTATTTATGTCACTACGAACATTTGCACCTGTACTATTGTCTATAACATAATCGTGGGTAGCCATTTTAGTCTAATTTTTCTTTAAGGTTATCATAATTTAAGAGCCTCGACCAAAACCAGTTGCACTATATTTAAATTCTCTGTTTACATGACTACTTCCATTTTTTATATCTATATTAAATCCACTGCTTGTTATAGATGATAATGCAAAGAAATCACCACTTTGTGCATTTTCTATAGTTATTGCAATACTAGGTAAAACAGAATTTGCTGCAACGCTTGTACCAGATTGACCTGTAAAAAATGTATTAGTAAATGTCACTGATTTTTGCGAAGTCCCTGAAGAAATAATTCCACCACCTGTTGCCCCTGCATTACCAAGACTTGTTTCTGTTCTGCTTTCTAGTTCTGCTGTATATCCAAGTTGGTCTATTTCTATTGATTGTGCAGGGTCATCTGAATCCATTTCACATCTAAATTTAAATCCACGACCAACATAAGTTCCATTAACAAAAGGATTAAATCTCGTAAAGTTTGCTCCAAATGTACAAGCTGTACCAGCAGATATTGTTGCACTTGTAGCTGAGGTAACTGTAAATGTATTATCTGTTTTTGAAGTAATTTCATAGTTGCCATCTGTCGCAGAACCAGCAGTAAATGTAATTACAACAAAATCACCAACAGAGTATCCGTGTGCAGTTTTTGTAACTGTTATTGTTGTCCCACTTTGTTCGTATGATACACCTGATGAAACTACTAAATCAGGGTCAAGATCAGTGACCGCAACTAATAATGAAGCGCCAACATCAAATGCTGTAGCAGCATCAAAGTCTGTCCATGTATCAATATTACCAGACCTTTTATCAATTAAATCATTTGGATAAAAACCTTGTGTTACAAAATGTCTGCGTAATCTTAAAGGTTGTTTACCACCTAAATCTAAAGTATTCGCAAACTCATATGAACCGCCAGTAATATCAACAGCACCAAGAAAATCAAAGTCTGCAATAGAATCAAAGTCTGCTTCAGAATCAAGTGTAACCAAAGAACCAAGAACAAGACCATTTACATCATCACTGAAAAAACAATCAACCTTAGTACCACCAAAAGGTGGTGAATCTAAGTCCTCCCTATCTGTTAAAACTGTTAATTTAGGTAATGGGTCAGGGCTGTTTACAATTACAGATGTTTCTCCTTCACTTAATCTTCCACCGTCATCTCTAAATTTTAAAATATATTCACCATTAACAATATTAGGAACAATAGACTCACTTACGTTACCGGGCAAAGCTGGAATAACATCTACTGAATTTGTAAAAGTTGCTGTACCATCTGCAATATTACTGGCACGAACAACTACGTTACCACCATGGGTAACATCAACATCTGTAGCTTTATCAAAACGAAGCCTTACAAATTGATCTGATATTGGTTCTATTCTAAGATTGGTAACATCTTGTGGTCTTGCAGTTTTTCCAATAGCTTCAAAAGTAAGATCATTTGATGTAGCAGAAAGTTGCCCTTGTACGTTATAACTAAAAACTTGTATCTCATATGTGCCAAGTTGACTATTTTTAATTTCAAAGTCAGGTCTTGAAACTTTTTCAGTAACAAAATTACTATTTTCAAAACGATAATTTACTTGATATTCAATAACACCAACTATTGGTTGCCAACTAATAAATATTTTTGATACAGCTTGATTATTAATAGGAACTATTGTTTCAACAGCAGAAAGGTTTGAAGGTGGTGGTTTTAACTCATTTAAAACAGATACAGTTCTTGTTGGTAAAGCCGAGCCATCTTCAATAAAATCATATTTACCTTCAACATATGAAAGTGCTGTAATTGAAAAATTTATACCATCTTGTTCTTCAACAGTTATTACTCTAAATTTTTGTGCTTGTACTGTTGTATTTTCTAATAGCCAAACAGTATTTACATTTGGCGTTTGAGAAAATGCTGAACTAACAGTAACAACACCAGCAGAACTTATACTTGAAACATTTTTTGTTTCAACAGTACCATCTGGTAAAACAACGCTAAAAGTTGGCGAATTTGTTGTTGCTAAATCAGAAGCATTGGCATCATCAATAGTCATTTCTGTTGTTGAAGCGACAGCAGATAACCTTCCACCTCTTCTTACACCTGCACGAACAGGGTCATTTATATCAATAATTGCACCCGGCCTTACAACAGCACCAGCATCTATAGAAGTTGAAAAGCTTACTAATTCTGATTCGTTTTGCTCTGCAAATAATATTGCACGGCCTAATCTGGCAGCTTGTCCTCTTGATGTACAACCAAAAGCTTTTACTTGTTTTGTAATTATTCCAAATTTACTTTGTGCAGTACTATCTTCTACAACCTCAAAATCAACTTCTTGGCTGTCCATATTAAAATATGAAACAGCTACAGCAGTATGTCTTTGTTTTAAGCTGCTTCCAGAATAATTAAAACCCTCAGATGTAACATTACTTAGATTAAAAAGATAACTTGCATCTTTTGGCGAATCTTGGGTAATAGTAATTGAACCAGCAGAAAAAATTGGCATACATCTCATGACACCTGATAATTCATTTATCAAATCAAAAGCTTCAGAAGAAGTTTGTATATTTACGTTGCAACTAAATCGAGCCTCTTGTCCGCCAAAGCCATCATCTACAAGAGTATTTGCATATTTGCTTGCAGTAACAAAAGAAAATAAATCCAGATTGCTGTCTGTTATATGGTCGCCAAAACCATATCTTGTATTTGTTAAAAGGTCTAAAAGTATCATTGCTGGACATGAAGTCCAAACAGCAGCACCCATAACACCATTAAATACATATCCATCTGGATAAACAATGCGACCAGTTGCAGTATCAACGGTAGGTGTACCAGAGCTATTTGCACCAGCACCCGGTATTCTTATTTTTATTCCACGAATCCTAAACTTTCTTGATGGAATTGAACTAAACTGTTGTGAATCTAATCTAATTGCGTTGTAAGCTGAGTTTGCATAAGTAGAAGCATCATCAATTATTTCTGTAAAACTTGTCCATTGAAAAGAATTTATGGTACTGCTACTTGTGCTGTCTGCTGTTATTCTTGTAACCCTTATATCAACAGGAAAGGAACCAGTAACTTTTACAGAAAAATCTTTTTGAAAAGCATCAGCAGTTCTTCCAGTAACAGTATCAGTATGTATATCTGTAAAACCACCAGAATTATATTGAACAGAAATTTTAAATTGAACTGTATCACCTAATAAATCCCCTTGCTCTGTAGCTATTTGTATCTGCGGAAATGTAATTGAAACTCTTATTCTATCTACATCTGTATTTGTAATTTGTCTCGTAACTGGACTTGCAGCAGTTACAGTAACACCTACTGGTATTGTGGATTGGCTACTTTCAATTCCATCAATTTTTGTTTGATTAGCAGTACCATGTCTTGAGTTAAATGTTACGTCTTGAAAGTTAAAATCAACATCTTGTGGATTTGTTGATGATGCTGTTGATCTTAATATTGGTGTATCGTTTAAAAATACATCCTTTAGATACGCATTTTTGTATGCTGTAGATGTTTTATCAGTAATACCTTCTTTTGATGCAGACGCACTTCCTTCAATCTCTCCTTCACTAATCAGATCAAGAAAAGTTGCAAACTGTTTACTATGTAAAGTGTCGGGCGTTCTTGTAGGTTGTGGTGGTGGTGGAGGCGAACCACCTTTTGAACCACGAATAATTTTTCTTTTATCGGTCATACTTGCACTTGTTCTGTATCTATACCACCACTTATAACAACAGAGCCAGTTATGATTTCTCCATAAACAACAGGCACAGGCGTTCCAGCCCTGCCAGTTTGTTGTGTTCCACTGAAGCTAAATGACAACCTTGGATCTTGCTCTGAAGTAAACTCAGGCATTTTTGGCACAGGAAACAACATGCCACTTACACCAGTAAGAACTAATGCAGCACCAATACCAAAAGCAGCTTTGGCACCCATACCAGCAGAAGCAAAACCAAAAAAACCTTTTCCACCAATAGTCAAAGGATTTGTAAATAAACCACCAACACCAAAGCTCATTGCAATTAAAGCACCACCTAAAAGTATTCTTCCTAAATTACCACCAGCACCAGATACAACTGGTACAAATTTAATATCAGATTGACCAATAGGAAAATGCAATTCATCAATCCCAACATCTTCTTTTTCTAATAACACTTGATAATACCTAGATGCCATATGACTTTCTAACTGTGGAAAATTATTTACAAGAAAACTTACAGCTTGTGCTGTTGTATTTACAGCAACATCAAATTCTTTATAGCCTGTTATCTCGGCCAGTTCGCCATACAGTTTAAGCTTGCGGAGCATAACGTAACCTCATGCCAGTACATTTTAACAACCATTCGTTGTATGGTTCCTTACAGCTTATTCTATCTGCTAAATGATGTAAAACATCTCCATCTATAAAAATCGCCACATGATTTAAACCTGTGGTCAAAATAGACATAAATAACAAATCGCCATTCTCAAGTTTTTCCTCAGGTCTTAATTGCCTAAAACCTGTACGCCATGCACATCTTTCAAACATAGGATCTGCAATAAATTCCTCAGGTGTAATTGGTCTTTCCCAATCTCTTAAAACAATTCCTTTTGTTTCTTTGTACCAATCTCTTACTAATGCCCAACAATCAGTAACACCCCAAACCCAATGTCTACCAATAAGAGGTGGCTTGTAACCACTTGGCTCATAGTAACCCCATTGTTCTGTTTTTGGATTTACTATATGCCATGGTAAATTTGTATCCTCGCAACTTATCATATCTGCTTGGCTTGCAATAGGTTGTGTTGTTGGGTGGCTATGTATTACAGCTAATATTTTCCCATTATCTTCTGCCTTTGCATAATCAACAGGGTCAATAATAAAACATTGATTTGACCAGTTTGATAAATTTTTACAAGGATAATATTTTTCCTTTCCTTTTATTTCTATTAACAAACCACAAGACTCTTTTGGGTCTTGTTCTTTGGCATGAGCCAATGCAACATCTTTCCAACTCATATTTTTATTCGACCAATACTAGGAAATTCTGCTCTTGTACATTGTCTTTTTGGCGCACGTACACCAGCAAGATCAATAGGTGCAGCAAGTTCAAAAGCAACAACCTCTCTTGTTTCTTGTGACTTTCTATCAATCGAATATATCTCTTGTGCAAATTCAGCATTAGGGTCTGGTGTGCCGTAAGGATTTACATTGCCAGCAAAATTAACAGCATCAATAAATTTAGCAAGTGTTCGTATTCTAGTTAAGGTTGCACCTGTTAAATCATTTCCAGTTGTAGTTTGGTTTACTGTTAAAAGAATTGATGTAATAGTTCCAAGAACATTACTAACAGTTAAAGTTGGTCTTGGTATTTGGCCTTTTTGATATGCAAAACCTTCTACTTGTACGGGGAATCTTTGGTAAGTATTACCAGCCCAAACGATCTCACCATTCGCATTTAAACTTGAACCAGCATGAAATCTATATGTTGTTGCAGACCCATGCAAAGCTGCAGTAGTTGTTAGAGTAAATAATTCAATTATTGATGAAGGATTGATAGATTGAATATCACTAATAACACTACTGCTCATGGTTCAAACACCTCTCTAAAGGTACAACTCAAAACAGCCCTATTGTTATATGGAATACTTTTTGTCCAGTTTTCACAAACATATTGTTTTGCACCAGATACAGTAACAGTTACATTTCCACTATTTGTAGCACTACTTGCTGCAGTAACAGTAAAGGTATTTTGGTCAGCAGAAGATGCAACAATAAATGTGCCATCTGTTGCAGAGCCAGTTGTATAGTCGAGAGTAACAGTTTCGCCAATAGCTATACCATGTTTGGTAACAGTAATTGTAACTGTGGTTCCAGACTGACTGTATGTCCCTGTTTTTGATGTACCTTCGCCAGTTGGTGTAAAAGTAAAGCTTGCTTGGTCATTAGCTCTACTATC